CTTGCGCCATTTACTAAAATATTGATGTGTCATTATCTTAATTTTTTTAAGTGATTGTCAATTACTAATGCCATAATTTTTAAATTATGTTGAGTTTTTGGAAACATCGTAGCTCCTTTAAATTTAAATAATTCAGTAGCTTGCTCAATTGTTAGTTTTTCGTTAAATGTTTTCATATTTTTCTTATTATCTGAGGTCAAAAATAGTATTACTATTCGTAATACCAAAATAAAAGTTTATTTATTTTTTAACTTGCTAATAATTAGCGTTTTAAAATTCGTTTAGTTTTTTTAATTTATCGTTTTCTGTTTGCAATTCAGCTATTTTTTTGCTCATTTTTAATACATCGGACTGTAATTCTTGAACTTTAGCTCTATAAATTATGCTTTCAAAATAATATTTGCCATACTGCGATTGAATATCGTAAAGCGTTTTAAGGTGTTTTTCTGCGCTTGTTTTTCTTTCGCCTATACTTTGTGTCACTTTAGCTTCAAAATCTTCTATAAAGTTATTTAAAGCCCATAAATTAATATAACAAGGTTCACTAGTGGTTTGGATATTTGCGAAGTTGCAAAATTTATACATCAATTCTTTTAAATCTTTGTACTCTTGTTTTTGCAAAGTGTTAATGTATTCGCTTTGTGCTTTTAATTCGTTGTATTCTTTTGTGTTCATGGCTTAAAATGGTGCTACATCGTCAAATGGTTGATTTAAATTTATTGAACTTTGTATTGCTTGTTCTTTTGGTTTTTCAGGTGCTTTGTATTTTTCTTTAAATGGACTTTCAATTTGATGTATTTGCCCGTCATAAGTTTCCGAATAACACTTTCGCAACCAATCATAATCAAGTTTACAAGTGCCAGTTTTACCAACTATTCTAGGTTTAACTTTTTGAATTATTACATCAACTTCATTGCCTAGTTGAACACCTCCATTTAACTCCACATACTCACGATTTATACATATCATGTTGTATGCCTTTTGTAACCATGCCGCACCTCCATCAATTTCGTAAGGAGTTGGTGCTTTTGGTAACTCACCATTTTTTAAACCTATTGGGTTTTTAGCGTGGCAAATTAAAAACGAATGTATTTTTTGACTTAATGCAAGTTTATTCCATTTAGGTAATTTGCGTTTTAAGTAATCTGAAACATTAGTATAATTTTCATGCTCAATGTCATTCCAATTGTCAATAGTACTTGTATGTATTCCAAAATCCTTTTTACATTGCTTTACAAGTTTGATGTATTCATCAAAATTTAAACCTTGCTCATCAGTATCTTCAGCTACTATAAAATGTTCCTGAACGAATGGTTGTACTCGGTAGTATTCTGCTTCGGTTATGTAGTTATGGTATCTTTTATCAAATGTTTTGCCAGTTAAACCATGAATAATAGCTGCGTATATTTCTTCACTACTGCCACTTTCAGGGCTATAAATCAAATGTTTTTTACCATAATTTAAACTCAAACTAATTAGCAATTGAAACAAAAATTCAGTTTTGCCCATTTTAGGATAACCATAAATTATAGTTGTGTTGGTAGGTTTAACCATGTATAGCAAGTCAAGTGTTTTAAAGCCAGTACTCAATAACTCATCAGTGCTATTCTCTCGCAGTTTTAAAACCTTTTCGTTAATGTCGAATAATCGTGTTATAACTGCCATTAGTAAATAATTAATTTGTTTTTAGTATCAATACCATTTTTTTCATCAAACTTAAATTTACCTTGTGCATCATCACGTTTAGCCCAATTATTTATAGCACTTTTCCAATTTGCATATTTATTGCCCTCATTTGAATAAGCTATTGCGGCATCATAGTAGTAGGATAGTTTTTTAGTATTCCATAAAGGAAACTCATTTTTAAAAGTGTTTTTATCAAATATTTCAGACTCTTCAAAACTCACCTTAATAACTTTCTTACTTATTTGTACTTTCTCTTTCTCTTTCTCTTGTTCCGAACCCCCTATTAAACCCCCTACCGAACCCCCTATTAATGGTATTAATTTTTGTTTTGTTTTGTCCTCATAACCTTTGACTTGGCTATCTATTGAATGTTTCTGACTAAGGTAGGCAAACTTTGCCATGCCTTTTAAATTAGTTGGTTCTATTCCATTAAATTGTTTTTGAAGTAACGCCTTTATAAAGTCTATAAATTCACTATCTTTTAATTCCATTGATACTTCAAAATAGCTGCGATAAAAATTAAATCCTTTTCGCATAATTAAAATGGAATATCAATGTAATACAAATCACGAAATTCATTTAATACTTTCATTTCAACACCGCTACCTCCTTTATCGGGGTGGTACTTAATAGCTAATTTTCTAAAAACATCTTTAAAAGTTTTTTCAGATTTGTTTGATTGAGGAAATAAATAAAGTCTTTCGCATATTTCATCTTTAAGTTTACCATTTAATTCATCAGGCAATTCAAATTCTTCTAAAGCGTATGCAATGTAGTTTGTCGGTAAATCTGAAATTAAAGTGCCTTTAAATTTACCAAATGGCATTTTTTCGTAATTCATAATTAATAATTAGTTAATGAAAAAACCCCCAATTAGGTCGAAGCTAAAAGGGGGTTTAATCTATACTTTTACTTATGTGAAAGTTTGATTTAGATAACAGTTGGCTTCGACCTCAACTATTTAATACAAGTGCAAATATAAGATAATTTACTTAATTGCAATAATTATTTATTCAAACAAATCAATTTGAGTTTTTGCCATTTCTGCTTTTTTAATATTCTTTACAGCTACTTCAAAATAACTATCTTTTAACTCACACCCAATTGCCTTACGATTGTTTTTTACTGCTACATAAGCTTCGCTGCCAATTCCTAAAAATGGTGTAAATACAGTTTCTCCCTCATTACTCCAAAGGTTTACAATTCTATGTATTACTTCAAGTTGTAATGGTGCTATGTGTTTTTCGTCACCCATTGCAGTCCCTTCATGTCCATTTAAAACATCAGTACGCTTAATATCCATCCAAACAGGTGAAGCCCACCTTTGCCAAGTATCTAAAGGAAAATTCTGTTTTGTAATATTAGTTACTGGTTCCCAATTTTCCTCGTCCGAACCGTCCCACTTTTTAAAAATAGTGATATACTCAGCCATTCCAATTCCAGTTTTAGTACTATCTGAAGTAACTGTTTTATAAAGCAATCTTTGTGTTTTAGTTCGCTGCATTTCAAGTACTGGGTCGCACCAAATAGTTATTTTTGAATGAAATTTAAATCCTGCATTTTCAGTTTCTTTGTGATTTTTACGTGTCGTATCATTTGCCCACTCGTTAGGTATCATATTTAAAACTGACTCATTATGTTCACCAGTAAAATCATACATACCAGTATACCCACTTGAATTTTTATAAACTCCTAAGTCTTTTGTGTGGCATGCCATAATTCGCCCTGGTTTTAAAATTCTATACAGCTCTTTTAATAAGTACTCATATTGCTTAAAAAAATCAGCGTGGCTTTCATTGTTCCCCATGTCATGAATATAGTTTGAATATGTGAATAAAGAACTAAAAGGAGGGCTAAAGACAATTAAATCTACTGAGTTGTCAGGAATTCTTTTAATTTCAATATTGGTGTCGCCTTTCATTAAAAATACATTTTCATTTTTAAATTCAGCATATTCATATTGATCTAGTAATCCGTATTTTTTGCCGTTAATATGTTTGCCCATTTCGTTTTGCATTTCTATAAATTGAGCTTCTTTTTGTTTAATTGATTTTACTACGTTTTTCATTGTGTCAGTTGTTATTAAATAAATGTTTACTGTGTTTAATTGTCCAAATCTATATGAACGTCTAATTGATTGATAAAGTCCCTCAAAACTAAAATCTAGTGAGGCAAAAATTTGATTATTGCAATTTTGATAATTTAAACCAAATTGAGCAATTTTACTTTTTGTAATTAAAACCCTAAATTCATTTTTTGCAAATCCTAAAAGTAGTTTTTCTTTTATTTCTGGCTTATCGTCACCTCTTACTTCTTTTGCATCTGGAATTAATTTTCTTAAATATTCGCCCTCTTCATTTTGCTTAATCCAAATTATAAAAGGCTCTTTTGAATTATTAACAATATCAATAACTTCGCTTAATCTTTCAACTTTTGTAAGCCTTAGTTCTTTATTGAAATTAGTTGCATTAACTGAAACATCATTAAACATTTGATAGTCACTTCTAGTTTGTGTTTTTATTTCAGTTTCAATAAAATTTAATGGTGGCAAAACGTAACCAGTACCATCAAAACCCAAATCGGAAGGATTTGACAACATAGTAGCCCAACTTGAAATCCAACCATAAAAATCAGATTTAGCATGCCCTTTTAAACGATAGTTGTTCATTCCTTCGTCACGAACAAACCATTTTGAACGCATATCTTGACTATCTAATATATCTAAAAACTCCGAATGATTACCAATTTCATTTAAATCGTTTGGACTTGGAGTAGCTGTGCAAGCTAATTTGTACTGAGTTAATTTAAAATTATCAATGATTTTATTTTTGTAAACTCCAGTAAAATTTTTAAGGATTGAACTTTCATCTAAAACAATTCCACCATAAATACTACAATCAATATTATCTAATTGCTCATAGTTTTGGATATCAATAAAAGTTAAATCAACTCCGAACTTATTAGCTTCCTGAATAGTTTGACCTTTTACTGCTAAAGGTGCTAAAATCAATACTGGTTTTTCAGTATGTAAAGCAACCTCATAAGCCCAGGTTAATTGCATTAATGTTTTACCTAATCCACAATCAGCAAAAATAGCATACTTACCAGCTTTTAAAGCTCGTTTTACTATGAATTTTTGAAATGGAAATAGGTTTTTGTTAAGTTCATTTTCATCAATATCAAACCCAGTGAGTTGATGTTTTTTAGTTTTTTGTTGTAAAAAGTCTTTGTATTCCATAATTTTTTAAAAAGAAAAAGCCGCAAAGAGTAGTAGTCTAAGCGGCTTAATCAATATATTTTCGTTAAGTGAAAATTCGATTTGTTAATAATTGGCTACTACCTCAATTATTATGTGCAATAGTAATACTAATTATTGATAAAGCAAACGATTTATTAATTTTTTTGATGTTTTTTTAAAGTCTAAACTATACTCAAAGTAATAGCAGCTTTCACCAAATATTGTTTTTCTTGTTTTCTTTTCTTTAATAAATACAAACCCCTCTTTTACATAATCTGATATTCGAGTACTTAATTTAGTACAATATCCAAATTGTTTTTTAGTTGCTTCAATGGCGCTTAGTTTCCCACCATAAGCTAGGTGCATTAAAATAGCTTCTCTTTGTGTTTTAGGTGTTTTCATAATTTATATTTTTCTTTAATTTCTTTTAGTTCGTCATCACTCCACTTTTTAACCTTTGTCATGTAAGCATCTAGCCTTAATATTTCCATAAACTCAATGCCATATTTTAACCTTAAATTATTTGCAAATTCTAGTGTATTGCCTTGTAAAAATCGGTTACATTTTTGGCACTGTTTATAGCAATTGCGCTCGTCAAATATTAATCCTGAATAGTTTTCAGCCTTATAAAAATGCCCACCATCAAAACCAATAGCAGTTATTGCGCCACAACTAATACAAGGTTCGTTTTTATCACGTTCCCTAATCCACTTTTGAAAAATTAACTTAACCTTATTTACTTTTTTAACATAGGTTTGTTTTTTAGTTTCAATCTGTTCTAATTGTGTTTGCTTGCTTATTTTAGTAGGTTTTATTTTTCCTAACTCAATAGCACAACTACTTGAACAAACAACCTCTAAACTACTTCTAATCGGTGTAAATAACTTAGCGCAATGCTTACATTTTTTAGGCTTTACTTTCATCTTTGCTTAGTTTAAAAATGTATTTTTTTTTAGTTGTTAAATTTTCGTAATAACCTCTTTTAGATTTACGACTTAAAAAGTTATGAATAACCCTAGATTGAATGTTTAGTAATCTTGCTACTTTTGGAATACTTGTTTTTGAGTGAAGGACTTCCTTGCTTTCAAAATCAATTACATCAATTAGTAATGGTTCAAAATAGGTGTCAAATTGTTTTAGGTTTACTGTATGTTTTAAGTCAATCATAATATTTTCTTTCCGGTATAAGCAGTTAATCGCAATATTGCACTTTCAACTTTTGGATAATTATCCGATCGTTGTTTTAAATCAATAATATAAGTAATCTGTTCAATTGAACTAATAACTGTACTATGATCGTAACTTCGAGTAGTTAAACTGCCAATATATTTTAATGATTGACTTGTAAACTTGCGACAAAGGAAATGGAATAATTGCCTTGATAACATTATTTCTCGTTGTCTAGTAGGTTGGTTTATTTGTTCCCAATTAACCCCAGTAACCTCTTTTATAACCTCTTTAATTTTGATAATAATTAAATTATCGTTGGTTACTTTAGGCTGCTGATATTGCACAG